AAGAGATTATAAATTTGCTATTATAGTACCAAATTGCAATAATGACCACGGAGATTATAAAGGAAAAACCTTTTTAAGAAATTGTATAGAAAGCATTATAAATCAAACGTATAAAGATTTTAAGCTAATAATAGTAGATGATTGTTCTACTGATAATTCCATACAAACAATAGAAAGTTATAAAGATGATAGGATTGTATTAATAAAAAACAAACGTAAAAGATATAATGGTGGTTCTCGTAACGTAGGAATAGATTATGCTTTACAATATGTTGACTTTGATTATTTATGTTTTTTAGATAGTGATGATTGGTGGAAAAATAATAAAGTATTGGATACTATTAATCAAAGGTTGTATAATTGTGAATTGATGTTGCTAGGATTAGAATTAATAGATAAAAACGGAGTGTTCTTAACTAAATTTCACGAATATAAAAACTATGAAGAGTTTTTCTTAAGTGATAATAAGGTATGGTGTACTGCTTGGGCGAGAGTCATAAGAAAAGATAAGATAGTATATTTTTGTGAAGATACACTTATGGAAGATAGAGTATGGAGCTATAGACAAGCAGATAATGTAGATTTAGATAAAGTTGTTAATTTAAAAGTAGTATGCTATGTATGGAATAGGACTAATGTAACAAATAGCGTATCAATAGTTAGAAATAAATATTGGGACGCTAGTGCTTGGTGTCATATAGGGCATCAATTACAGCTAATTAGTCAATTAAAACATAAAGAAATGATACCTATATTAGAAAAAAGGGTAAAAGAATGTATTAAAAAAGTTAATAATAACATTTATCAACAATATTAGAAGGAGGAGTTAAGATGATAAAATGTGTAGTAACTGAAGACTTTAGCTTAAGGGAATTTGCAAAATTAACAAATATTGTAAGAAAGGCAAGAAACGTAGAAGGTAAACTATTTGTGGGTGATACTTTTGAGTGTGATGAAGAAATGGCTGAATATCTTACAGGTAAAAATCCACTAAACAAAGTGGTAGTAAATGTTATAGAAGTTGAAGTTAAAGAAGCTAAAGTAGTAGAAGAAGTCAAACAAGAAGAAACTACTGAAGTAGAAGAACCAAAAAAGACTACAAAAAAGAAAACAGCTAAAAAATAAAAGAGTTAATATACTCTTTTTTTAATGTATTGAAATTTTTTAAATAATACTTTATACTTTAGGTAGAGTTCATTAGAACCTTATTTTCAACACACGTGGACGAGACCACGAACAAAAAACGAAGGGAGAAAATATTTTTATGAGAGAATTTTTGAAAGGGTTAGAAATTGATAGCGAAAAGATTGACGCTATTATGACTGAACACGGAAAGGCTTTAACATCTTTAAAAGAAAAAAATGAAGAGTACAAAGATATGATTTCAAAGTACGAAAATGATATTAAAGAGTTAAATAGTTCCATAGCAGAAAAAGATAAATCCTTGGAAAATTATTCACAAGTAACAAATGAAAACAAAGATTTGAAGGCCCAGTTGCAAATGAGTGCCTCAAATGTAAAAAAAGAGTTTAGTAAATTTGTTACAAACGAAGTTATGTCACAAGTAGATGATGAACATAGCTTTGAGAAAGTACTAGAAGGCTATAAGAAAGAAAATCCCCAATATTTTGGAGATACTGTAGTTAAGAAAGTACAAACATCACCAAGTTTAAATGGTGGAACACCTAAAGAGCCTACAACTAATGATATTATGAATGATATTATTAGAAGTAGCACTAAATAAAGGAGATACTTACTAATCATAGAGGCTAGAAGGAATTAACAAAAATGAGTATGATTACAAGAAGTGACGCAGACGCTTTAATTGAAACTCAAGTAGCAAATGAGATATTTGAGGGTACAATTAAAAAATCTAAAGCATTACAATTATTTAGACGTTTACCAAATGCTACTAGTGATAAAACTAAATTAAGAGTATTAGATACTTTACCTGTAGCTTATTTCGTAGACGAAAGTACTGATAATGGACGTAAGAACTTATCAAAAATTGCTTGGGACAAAAAATATATTAATATTGCTGAATTGGCAGTAATAGTTCCAATTAAAGAAAACGTATTAAATGACAGCTCAATAGATATTTGGGCAGAAGTTAGACCAAGAGTTGAAGAGGCTTTTGCAAAGAAAATAGACAATGCTATGTTCTTTGGAGTTGATAAACCAACTGACTGGAGAGCAGGACTTGTACCTAGTGTTATTGCAGTAGGAAAAGAAGTAAATGAAACAGGACATTTATATAGTGATATAAATGATGTTATGACTGAAGTTGAAGAAAGTGGTTATGAAGTTAATGGTATCCTTGGTGGAGTTGGATTAAAAGGTAAATTCCGTATGATGACTGATACTACTGGTCAACCATTAAATACTACTGAAATTGGTAGTGTAAGACGTGAATTTATGGATAATGGTGTTTGGGATAAAACCAAATCAACATTAATAGCAGGTGATTTCTCACAAGCTGTTTACCAAATTCGTCAAGATATTACTTATAAAGTATTAACTGAAGCTGTAATCCAAGACCCAACTGACGGAAGTATTTTATATAATCTTGCACAAGATGATATGGTTGCTTTACGTGTTGTTTAACTAAACTCAGGACAACCTTACAAGAGATTGTAAGCTAGTAAAGTGTAAAAATTGATATTCGGTGAACTGCTGGAACCCTAAACTAGAAATAGCAAGGCAATCAGCAACCAAGCATAAGTTTAAATGACTTATGAAGGCTCAACGACTAGGTATTGAAACTCGAAAGAGAATATAATATACCCACGAGTGCCGAACCCCTACTCGTAAGAGAGGGTGAAGATATAGTCTGGACTTATAGGAAACTATAAGAAGTATGAGATAAAGAGCTTATACGATAACAAATAGATGAGATTAGGTTGGGAAATCCCTAACCCAGTTAACGCACTTGATGAAACTGAAACTCGTTTCCCATTTGCAAGTCTTAAACCTGAAGGAACAACTAGTCTATAATAAAGGAGGGCATTTATGGAATTTAGTGAACATTACCTAAACTATGAAGAATATAAGTCTTTAGGTGGCACTTTAGACATAATGCCTTTTAATATATTAGAATTTGAGTGTCGCAAAATAATTGACACAAGAACCCAAAATAGATTGAAAGGAATAGATGTTATACCTCAAGAGGTTAAGATGTGTATGTATGCTATGATGAATAGTATTGAACAAGCTGTAATTAAGAATAAATCTAATGTAGCAAGTGAAAATATTGACGGATATAGCGTTACATATCTATCACCTACTGAAGTATCTCAAGTTATGACTAATAAACAAGCAGAATTAGAAGACTATATGTTTTCTTATCTAATGCACGTTGTAGTAAACGGAACATCTATTTTATATTTAGGAGTTAAATGATAACTAATAATAGTCTAACATTGTATCATAAAACAATAGACGATAATCATATGGCTAAATGGATAAGATATAATTATAAGAAAGTATGGTTTTTTGGTGGACTAGGTTCTAGTACTAACAAAGGATTGCAATATCAAAACAATGCGATTGTTAGAATACCATATGACGAAAATGAGATAAATATTGACAATATATCTATAGGAGATTTACTTGTTAAAGGTGATTTGAATATAGATATAGATTGTCAAGAAGATTTAAGTGGCAAAGAGGTATATTTATTAACAAGTATTACAAATAATACTTTTGGTAATACTCCTCACGTTCATTTAGAAGGTAAATAATGAAATTAAAACCTATCTCTGAAATAAAAGCAAGACTTGGTATTGAGCCTAATGGTAGAGTCCAAAGGTTCTTTACACAAACTTGTTATAATCATATGGATAAATATGTGCCTAGAGATACAGGTGATTTAGCTTCTAACGTAGAATTAAGTGCTGATACTATTACATATAAAAGTCCTTATGCTCATTATCAATATGAAGGTAGAGTAATGGGTCCTAACTATCCTATATTTCAAAAAGGAGTACCTTTTCCAGTAGGATACTATTCTCCACCTAGAAAGCAATATACAGGAAAAAACATTCAATATCACACAGCAGGAACTGGCGACCATTGGGATAAAAGAATGGTAAGTGCTGAAATAAATGATGTAGTTAGAGAAGTACAAAATTTTGTAGATAGAGGTGGAAGATGACATACGAAGATAAACGTATAACAAAATTAAGAGCATATCTTATAGGTGTTTTAAACTCTCTTACTCAAAACACTAAATACGAGATTAATGCTAATAATTTGTCAAATGATGTAAACAATTATTCACTTGATAAAATACCAATGCAAAAGACTGTTACAAAATGGATTATAGGTACTCAAGAAAAAAGAGATGTTTATTCTTTTAGAAGTAGATTAAGCTATAGTCAAGATACAATATGTAACTTAAAAAATATGGGTTTTTTTGAAGATTTTGAAGCGACAATAGAAACTAATAATAAAAATGGCATTTTGCCTGAAATAGATAATATTAAAAGTATTGAATGTTTAAATTGTGCTACTATGAATTATGCAGAAACAAACACAGCAGAATTTGACATACAAATACAAATAACATATTGGGAGGAATAAATGAAAATAATAGCTAGAATTAATTTTATCTTTAATGGAACACCTTATTTAAAAGATGAAGAAGTTAAAGTAGATAATATGGAGCAAGTTCATAAATTGAATGAATTAGGCTATATAAAACCTTTACAATATGAAGAACTAGTTAAGATAGAAAGATTATTAAAGGACAAGGAGGAACAAAAATGGACGGAAAAGATATAAACTATACTCCTAGTGGAATAGATGAGATTATATCTAAACAATTTGTACGTTTTTTAGATACTACTCCAACTGCTACAAACCCAACTTGGGCAGTAGTAGGTGTAGGTGTTGAAGACGGAAATGCAAATGTAGAATATAATGCTCAAGTTGATAGAACTAAATGGATTATAGAAAAGAATGCTCATACAAAACATTCTTCAAACGATAAACAAATGTCAGTAACTCAAAATTGTCATAAAGGCGACCCTGAATTTGAATTTGTTGAGAAAGCTAGAGATGTACTTGGTTACAAATCTCATATATTAGAAATAGATACTTGGAACGGAACAAATAATAGTTATCCAACTAAATATAGTGAATGTACTATTACTATCAATACTTATAGTGGTGATAGTATTGAATACACAGTATATTTTGACGGAGACCCTACAGTAGGAACTTCAACTATATCAAATGGAACACCTACATTTACTCCAACTACAAGTTTATAGAAACCTTTAAGGGTGGGTGAATAAGTCACCTACTCTTATTTTTATTGAAAGAAAGAGAGATGTGAATAATAATGACGGACAATTATATTCAATTAAATAAAGATAATATATTAAGATTAGGAATTAAAGATAGCGAGGGTAATGATACAGGAAACGTATTAGAGTTTGATTTAGAAGATACAACATTATTGCTTCGTTATCAAGAATTAGTGGAAAAAGAAAAGAAAAATAGAATATGGCTTAATAATCAATTTTTAATAATTGATAAAAAGCAAGACCATAAAGGCAAGAAATTATTGAGTTCAAACGAAGAAGCTAAACTAGAAACAATTAATGAATTTTTCAAAAAGGAAAAAGAAGTATTGGATATGTTTTTAGGAGAAGGTGGAGTAGATAAATTGCTTAATGGTAGAAAATTAGGTTGGACTTCCTTTAAAGAGATAAATGATATAATTACTAAACAAATTGCTCCTTATTTTGATAAAACTATGGATAATATTACATCAAAAGTCAAAGAATTATATAAAGAAGCTGTTGAAAAAGGAACGGATAAAGAAGTGTTATAATGTATCCTAAATATGTAAAAGTTAAAGATAAACAGTATAAAATTAATACGTCTTTTAGAACAGCTATAAAATGCAACGAAATTGCAGAAGATGAAAGTATAAGTGACGTAGAAAGAGCTTTAGCTGTTATTTATGTTCTATTTGGAGAAGAAGCTTTAGATGATGTTGAGAATAGAGTATTATTGCTAGAAAAAGCAAAAAAATATTTAGCTTGTGGTGTTGAAAATATAGATACAAATAATAGCCAAAGAGATATGGATTTTATACAAGATATGCCATATATAAAAGCTTCATTTATGAGCGATTATCATATAGACTTAAATGCTCAAGATATGCACTATTGGGAGTTTTATGAGTTATTAAATGGACTATCTAATAGTGATATGGGTAATTGTTGTATATTAAATAGAATTAGAAATATAAGAAACTTCAATTTAAGTGATATAAAAGACCTTAAAGAAAGAGAGAAAATGAGAAAGGCAAAACAAAGCGTGGCTTTGAAAAGGAAAAAGAAAGTATATCAAAGTACATCTCAAAAAGAAAGTGCCAAAAACTTCTATGATAATTTATTTAGAAAGGAGTAATTTATGGACGGATATGTAACAATAGGAACTAAATTAGACACTAAAAGTTTTGATAGCCAAATAGATTATTTAGAAAGAAAACTAAATGATTTAGAGTCTACAGCAAATGATACTAACATAGCACCTAAAGAAGGTACTCAAGATTATTTAGAATTACAAAGAGAAATAGAAAAAACAAAGAACCAATTAGTAGGGTTATATGAAAAGAAACAAGACCTAGAGTCACAAGATACTTTTAGTGGTATTAATTTAAGTTTAGACGGAATAATAAAGAAAGTTACTAAATGGGGGTTAGCTGTATTTGGTGTTCGTAGTGCTTATATGTTTGTTAGACAAGCAATGTCAACTTTATCAGAAAGTGATGAAAATTTAGCTTCCCAAATAGAATATATTAGGTGGACTTTAGCCAATGCAATAGCACCAATAGTCAAGTTTATAATTAATGCTGTTTATACAATTTTACAATTTGTTAATATGATTACTAAAGCATTATTTGGTAAAGAATTATTCGCAGGTCCAAAAGAATTTGCCAAAAATATGAAAGGTGCTAGTAAGAGTGCCAAAGAAATTAAAAAGAGCTTGGCAGGATTTGACGAAATGAACATACTTGCTGATAATTCTACTTCAGGTGGAGGAGCAAGTGGTGGAGGCGTTGATATGCCTAAATTTGATAAAGTAATAATACCTGAACTACCTGAATGGTTAAAAGAAGTATTGTTATATGCAGGATTAGTAGCAGGTGCATTTTTGTTAATAACTCAAAATGCTAGTGTATTACTTGGATTAGGAATAGGAGCTGTTATTGGTGGAGTATTAATGCTTATAACCGATATAGTCAAATTCATACAAGACCCTAGTTGGCAAAATTTCGTCAACATATTAGGCGATATAGCTGTAGTTATTGGTGGAATAATGATGATAATGGGTAACTGGTGGGGTTTATTAGTTGTAATAGTAGGTCTAGCAGTTAAACTTATAGCAGATAATTGGGACACTATATCTAAATGGTTAAAAGATATAGGCAAATTTATTTATGATTATGTAATAACACCTATTTGGGAGTCTATAAAGGCTTTTGTAGGTATTATAATAATTTTAATACAAGGATTACTTACTACTTTAAATGGTATATTTACTACCTTAATAGGTATTATGATTTTGCCTTTTGAAGTAATGTGGGATACAGCAAAAGGTGTATTTAATGGCATTTTAACCACTATAAAAGGTGTTTGGAATGTAATTAAAGGAATATTCACAGGCGATTGGAAATCAGTTATGACAGGCTTTAAACAAATATTTAAAGGAACTTTTGATAGCTTGTTTAGTGTCATAAAAGCTCCATTAAATTTAGTTATTGGTGGTATTAATAAATTAATTAAAGGTATCAACAAAATTAAAATAGATGTTCCTGATTGGGTTCCAGTAATAGGTGGAGGAAAATTTGGTTTTAAAATTTCCGAAATACCAAAACTTGCAAAAGGTACAATCTTAAATAATCCAGGTAGAGGAGTACCTATTGGAGGAGCTATAGCAGGTGAAGCAGGTAGAGAGGCTGTATTACCATTAAGTGATAGTAGATTATTAGAAGAATTAGGTAGTACAATAGGCCGTTATATCACTATCAATTTAACTAACGAAACAAAATTAGACGGAAGAACAATAGCTAGAAAAGTAAGTCAATTAAATAATAGTGACAACTTTTTAAGAAATAGGTGATGATATGTATATTGATAAAAATTCATTAATTATAAATAACATAAATATGGGGCAATACCTTACTGAAGTAGAATATGGATATAACAAACTATGGAGTAGTGATAGTGGAAGAAATTTAGCAGGTACTCAAACTGGAACTTTAATAGGGATATTTCCTAAATTGAAATTATCATTTAGAGAATTAACACGAGCTGAATTAGAATATCTTGTACCTATTTTAGATAGTGCTGTTCAAACTACTACATATTATGACCCTTATAAAAAAGCAATGACAACTATGTCAACTTACACAGGAGACTGGGCAACAACGAATAAAAACATATTTTCAAATGTTGCTAACGCAAATGAAAGTTTCCAAATAAGTTTTATTGCTAGAAGTAGGAGGACATAATGAAGCAAGTAAGTACAGGCTATAAAAACCAAATAAAAGAAATGGGTAGAGAAATAGATAGCATTATAACATATTACAATCACTACCAAGTTATTACTGAAAACAATAAATATATATTAACTGAAGACGGACAAAAGATATTAACTGAACAAATTAAAGAAGGTTCTCATATAGATATTACAGCAGAAGATATATATTCAGTTAAAATTATTACTCACGGTGATTTGTTAAAAACTATGATGAAAGAATTAGACTTTGAAGTAAGACAAGATATGAAAATAGGTTCTTTAGTTAGTTATAAATTTGGTTTAAAGGTAAATGGAGAATATGAATATGTAGACTATGGAACTTTTATAGTAAATGAAAAAGAGTATAACGAAGACACACAAACATACAGCTATAAAGCCTACGATATGATGTTAAAAAGTATGATACCTTATAAAGATACTAATGACTATCCAACAACCTTGTATGACGTTCTAAATAATGTTTTAGAGTATTGTGGATTAGGAATAGGAGTTAGTGAATTTCCAAACTCTGAAAGAGATATATATGATGACCCTTTTAGTGGATTAGATATTACTTGTAGAGATGTGTTAGATTTTATAACCGAAGTAACAGGTTGTTCTTCATATATGGACGGAAATGACTTTATAATTATGTGGCCTAATGATACTGATTTAACATTAGATGAAAATTCATTTAAAGATAGCAATGTCAAATTTAACGAAGTATATGGACCTATTAATTCAATTTTGTTTTCAAGAAGTGAAGATACTGACGTAGTAGAAATAAAAGATGAAACATCAATAGAACAAAATGGTGTAACACAAATAAAAATAAAAGATAATCCTTTACTAGAAGATAATGATAGAGATGAGTATTTTCAAGAAATGTTTGACGTACTAAATGGTATGACTTATACATTAAATGAATATTCATCAACTGGAATTACTTATTTAGATTACTATGATAAATATAAAGTAATGATAGGAGATAATGAGTATGATTGTATTATGATTAATGATGAAATAAATATTGAACAAGGCTTGACCGAAAATGTATTCACCGAAAAGCCTGAAGAAAATCAAGATAAATATGTAACTAGTAGATTAAGCGATAAAGATGAGAAATGGGCGAATATACAAGTTAAAAAAGATTTAGGGCAAATATCATTAGAAGTAGGACAAAAAGTAGATAGTAACGAAGTAATAAGTGCTATTAATTTAAGTCCTGAACAAATCGCAATTAATTCTAATAAAGTAAGTTTAAATGGTAAAACAATAGCTTTAACAAGTGACAATATTAATATATCAAGTAATAATTTTAGTGTAGATACAGCAGGTAATATGACTTGTAACGGAGCTAATATGAATAATGCTAATGTTGACGGAGGTAGTATTACATTAAAAACATCAGGAAGTACAGCAAAATTTATAGTACAAGACTCACAAACATCAACTTGTCAATGGTCTCAAAGTGCTAGACGTATTTTGTGGAAAGGTTTAAATAATGGTACTATTGAAATATGGAACTCAATGGCTTCTCCAACAATGGGAATGGTAGACGGAAGTGATAGCTCAAAGACAGTCCAAATATCACCTTATGGAGTAAGTTTTGACCAAGGTTCAAGAAGAGCTGTAGAAACAACAGCTAGTTATGGTAATACAAGTCCTATAACCATTATGAAATTTGTATATCAAACCAATCCGTATGTTGAAATCACTACCGATTATGGAGTTTATGGTATTAATGCTTGGGCAAGTGATAAAAGATTAAAAGAAGATATAAAAGATAGCGATTATAAAGCTTTAGAAGTTGTTAATAAAATCAAACATAGAGATTTTATTTATAAGCATAATAAAGGACATATTCCTATTGGATATATTGCAGATGAATTAAAAGAAATAGACGAAAACTTAATAATAGAAGTAGGAGAAGATAAATTAAAGCAACCAAATGAAACATACCTTATTCCTATATTAAGTAAAGCTATACAAGAACAACAAGAGCAAATAAATGAACTTAAAAAAGAAATAGAAGAATTAAAGAAGGTGATTAAATGATAGAAGACGGATTAAAAATAAGTGAATTTACAACAACTTCTACTCCTACTAATAATGATTTAATACCTATAGTTCAAAGTAATCAAACAATGGCGATTACTAAAGAAGATTTATTTGAAGGAACTGAAACAAAAATAGAAAGAAACGCTAGTTATGTATATGGTTCTGAAGCAATAGTGGGTACGTGGATAGATATGAAACCAATTTATAGAAGAGTGGTTGACTTTGGGGCTTTACCAAATGCAGGTCAAAAAAAAGTAGCTCATAATATAAGTAATATGGAATGGTTGGTTAATGCTTATGCAGTATCTATGAGAACTAATCAAGATAATACTCACACTTGGTTTCCTATAAATCAAGCTAGACCTGATGTTGTAGAAAATAGTATTGGTTTGTGGGTAGAAGATACGGAGATTGCAATTCAAACTGGTATAGATAGAAGTACTAGTGATGAAACTTATGTAATTTTAGAATATACAAAGACAACCGATTAAGGAGGGTAGAATATGATAAAGACAATAAAAGTTTATAGAGATAGTAGGATACTAGAGAACGGAACTTTAGACACATTGGGTTTAGCAATTAAAAACGATAATAACTTTGACATTTTACGTTTTAAATTTGATGAATTTGTTGACGGAGTTGGTTCTTTACTTACTACTTTAGAAGATGATAATAACGAAAAGGTAGCTTTTCCTTTAACTAAAAATGCAGAAGAAAATAGTTATGATTTAGTTATTACTAGAGAAATAGCTTCTACAAATGAGTTAGAGTTTCAATTATTAATCACTTATGAAGATGACGTAGTATGGCATAGTAGAATAGCTAAATTACAAATATTAAATGCTTTAGATGTAGGAACTGGAGAAATGCCTACTACTATAGAGAATTGGCTTGAAAATGCTAACCTAGTTATGAGTGGCTATGAAGAACAAATTAATCAATGGGGAGAAGAAATTGAACAAGCTGTAACAAGTGCTGAAAATGTTAATATAGAAGTTGAAGAAGGAGAAAACCTATATAATGTAACAATAACTGATAGAGACGGAAACGAATATCAAGCTGTTATTTATCAAGGAGCTAATGCTGTTATAAGTGGTGCGACTGCTAGTGTAGACCAAACAATAGGTACTCCAAACGTAGTGGTAACTATGGGAGGTACTGAAAGTGATAGAACTTTCGACTTTGCTTTCCATAATCTAAAAGGTGAGAAAGGTGACAAAGGAGATAAGGGTGACGCAGGAGCTATCAAAATGCAAATTGTAGACCAATTACCTCCAACTGGTAGTGATGATACAATCTATTTAGTACCTATAACTCCTGACGTAACTGGAAATAATTATGCTGAATATGTATATATCAATGGTCAATGGGAATTACTTGGAAAGATTGGAGTACAAGTAGACTTGACTGATTATGTAAAGAATACGGATTATGCAACCGATAGCAAAGGTGGGGTAATCAAAACTAGTGCTTATGGATTATCTTTAAATACTAATGGAGTTCTTACACCAAGTTCTTATACTTATGCACAATATCCTGGTTTGACTAATTATCACGTTATTTCTAAAGGAACGCTTGAAAACGCAATAACTGGTAAAGGACTTGTATCTAATACTGACTATGCTAGTTCAAGTACTGGAGGAGTATTTAAAGTAAGAACTGATTTCGGCACTAATATGACTAATGGTTTTTTAGGAGCTGAAGTAAAAACTAATACCGATTATACTTCTGCTGATAATAAAATGATAATAGGCAAAGGTACTCTTGAAAATGTATTAAATGCTCGTATAGGAGATATACAAACCTTATTAGATAATTTAGATGTAGGAAGTGGTGTATAATGGCTATAGCTGATAGAATAAATGAAATGTATACTCACGTTGGAGATGTATACGATACTATAACGAATGTAGATGTAAATACTGGGAAGAATTTGTTTAATAAAGATACTATTACAAAAAGTTCATATTTAAAAGAAGACGGCACTTTATTAACAGGAACATCACAAGAATATAATACAAGTGATTTCATACCAGTAGAACCTAATACAGCATATTATAAAACGCAAACATTATCACCAAGAACAAAATTTTATGACGCCAATAAACAAGCGTTAAATACTACTACTTATCAAGATGTTTCAATAGGAGGTAATTCTGGAACATTTACAACGCCAAATAACGCTCATTATTTTAGGTTTACAATTAATACAAATCCAACAACGGGTGCAAATATTAATTTGGCTATGGTTAACAAAGGAACTACAGCATTGCCTTACGAACCATATACTGACAATCCTACATATAAGAACATAGAAAATATACCAAAAGTAATAAGAAATAGTTATCTTGAAATAATGAACAATGGTATAGACAAAATATGGAATAATTGGGAAAAAGTAACAGGAAGTGGAACTGAATTATCTTTATCACCCACTTTAGAAGCTCCTATGAAAAATGTATTAAATGGTAATACTTATCAGTTTACTACTACGGGTAAAAACTTACTCCCAAACAACCAAACAACACAAACAATAAATGGATTAACATTTACTGTTAATGATGATAAATCCATTACCATTAGAGGAACCGCAACAGCAAATACCGATTATTATTTTGTCGGTACTACAAGCCAATATGTTGATTTTGGATTGACAACGGGCACTTACAATTTAAGTGGGTGTTCAGGTGGTAGTGAGCAAACATATATGCTGTTTGCCGTTATGAATAGAAATGGTAGTATCTATTATTATGGTAGTTTCGTAGACACAGGAAGAAAAATGATTGTAGAAACGGGCGATACATTTAGAATATTTATAAGAGTTATTAGCGGACAAACTATGAATACAACAATGTATCCAATGGTTGAACGTGGTGATAATAAAACAACTTATGAACCATATACGGGAGGTGTAGTACCTCGACCAGAATACCCCGAAGACATTCACGTTGTTAGTGGCGATAATACTATTAAAGTTACGGGGAAAAATTTGTTACCAATTAATTTAACAGGTGGATTAGCGAGTGGTATAACTTTTACTAATAACTTGGACGGAACTTTTTCAGCAAGAGGCACTTCTACGGCAGGAGTAGGGCAAAACATTTGTGGAGAAATAACACTTAAAGCAGGAACTTACACTTTTTCAGTCAACAATTTACCTACAGGTGTTTATCTTTCTCTTAACAACGTCGGTTATACAATGCTCAATTCGAGCACTCTAAAAAGAATATTTACATTAAATCAAGACACCACATTCCCAAGGTGCTTATTATGGGTTGATAGCAATAAAACAATCGACACTACTTTCGAGGTTTTATTAGAAAAAGGAAATACAGCAACTGATTTTGAACCATATTCTAGCGATTTATACAGTATAGATTTACCGATAGAAAACTTATGTAATGTTTCTAACACAATTACAACTTCAGCTTTTGGAATGAATGTTACTTTGAGCGAAGACGTAGTCACTTGCTCTGGTACTCCAACAAGGCAATATATTAATACTGAAGCTGTTAATCTAATTAATCCTTTAAAGGCTGGCAATACTTATAATTTTATGGCTTTTAGCGATAATTTACCAAGCGAATGTAATTTTAGAATATGGGGTTATAATTCCGATAATGTGTTAAAATTTAATGTAAAAAGTGGAGCTTCCTTATTAATAACTGAAGATATTATAAAGTATAGATTAGTATTAGAAGGAATGACTACGGGTACAAGTTATAATATTCAAGCTAAACTTCAAATAGAAAAAGGGGACAAATTTAATTCATATACTCCTTATGGAACAATACCAATAGAACTAAACAACAATAGTACATATAAAGATTATTTCATAAAAACGGAGGGTAAAAACTTATGCGGTACTACTTTTGAGTTAGGTGGAATAGATACAACTACAGGGCGAAATGGTACTGGTACTGATAGAGTAAGAACAAAAGACTATGTAGAAATAAAACCTAACACAGCATATACTTTAAGTGGAGTTCAAGGAAGTAGAGTTGTATGTTTCTATAATTTTTCAAAAGCATATTTAAGTTATGCAGTAGTTGGTTCACAATCAACAAGTGGAACATTTACAACACCAAATGATACATCTTACATAAGGTGGTATATTATTCAAACAAATACAAATATAAATGAAATGCTAAACGAAGGCTCTACAGTATTGCCATACGAACCTTATGGAAGTGAAGAATGGTATAAGTGTAATCAATTAAGCAAATATGTATTAGACGGAACACAAAATATTCCGTTGGCAAGTGGTACTCCTAGAAGATTTAATGCTTCATATACTACTCTAGGAATAACAAATACAAAAGACGGAGCGAGTGCTACTGAAACACAAGCAAATTATAGAATGTGTGACCATTTTTCATATACAAGTGGAAAAACAACTTGGGGAAATTATTACTTGCATAATAATTGGTTAGTAATATTAGATAGCGAAAGTGTTATTGCTGACGCAAACGCTTTAAAATCTTGGTTAAGTAGTAATAATACGAAAATATACTATGTTCTAGCTACACCAACTTATACCAAAATAACTTACGAACCATTACTAGAACAATTAGAAGCATTCTACAATGCTAAATCTAAAAATAGCCAAACAAATATAACTCAAGAAAATAATGATTTACCATTCATAATAGATAGTACTATGTTAAAGGAGGTATAATATGAAAAAGGTAAAAAAAATAAGTAAATATGTGATGAATGTACTTGCTATGATTAATGCAATCATAGTGGGTCTTTCACCTATATGGGGTTGGAATTTAGAAAAAGTAACTGATAGTATAGTAGTCATTACTGGAATAATAGGATTTTATCTAGTAGGTGGCAAACTATTTGATACAAAAAAGGAGGGATAATATGCAATATCCTTTAGTATATAACGGAATTAAGCAAGGTTTTAAAAAGACAGGCAAAGATAAACATTCAGGTATAGATGAAGGTTGGAACTTACTATATGGTGGAACTACAGCTAAAATATATAGTGTAGAAAAAGGTAAAGTACATTCAATTCAACATCAACATACAGGTGGGAACGTAATTATAATAAAACATAATAATGGTTTCTTTAGTGAATACGGACACTTGTCTAAAATAGTAGTAAGAGAAGGAGAGAGTGTAGATAGAAACCAATATATAGGTAATATGGGACATACAGGCTATTATCAAGATGAAGACGGTAATTGGAAACAAGTTCCACCTCATTTACATTTTGGATTATATAAAGGTGATACGTTCTCTTATGGTGTAAATAATTGGGTTAATCCTATAGATTATCTTGAATTATATCCTTATCAAAAGTTTTCTGCTAATACTATTAAAACTTATGGAAGTAAGTTAAAGTATTATAAAGAAGCTCCTGAAAAAGGTGTATATAAAACAAAATACAATATGAATATAAGAAAAAGTCCTAATGGAGCTATAGTAAAGGTAAAAGATTGCACTAGTACTATGAAAAAGGCTTTAGTAAGCCAAAAGGCTAATGATAATGCTGTAATAAAAAAAGGTACTAACTTTACAGCTTTAGATGTAGTTAAAAGTGGAAGTTCTTATTGGGCAAAGAACTATAGTGGCTATATATGTATAAAGGACAATTCTAAAACTTATTGTACTAAAGTTTAAATTTTGATATAATTAAGTAGTATTAATCCTCTCATTAATACAAAGTTAATTTGTTTTCAAAGGTGCTATTGGGAGTTAATCTCCCTAGTAGCATAGAGTAGATAAAATTATTTCTGCATTGATAGTTTAAAGGTAGAATAATAGTCTCCAAAACTACAGGTCTAGGTTCGAGTCCTAGTCGGTGTGCCAAATTTATCTATTCTATGGTACTAATTAGTACCGAAATCTCTTCTCATAGGACTAATCCCCTGAATGGTAGAGATTTACAATTTATTTTATACTATGGTAGAGATAGTATAACGGTTACTTGTTGCTATTTAATAATTTAGTAGTGGTGTGGTGGAGCTGACATACGAGCTTAATTATACAAATCAGTATGTCTAGGGAAAGTATAATTAACCAAGATTAAATTATTGGTAGCTTAAAGTAGATATGAAATAAAAGCAAGAAATGTCGTTTGGTTTTGACGCTGGAGTTTTATATCTATTTTAAGGTACTATTAAAGTACCCAAGCTCACACAAGAGGTAAAGCGTTAGTGTGCAGTCTCAATCCTATGATGACTATACTATCTATTTTTAGATAGTATACTGGTAATACTGGCGACTCTATAGGTTGCTACCCTTTAAAAGGTATTATCAGTATAGTGTCTATAAAGACACGCAGTAGACCTCTATGCTTATTAAAGCAAAAAGAAAGACTAGAATTAACTAGTCTTTTTTTTATAAATAATTTCTATAGAATATCTTAATCCATTCTTCTCTAGTATGTTCTCTTTCAAAATGCCTTTGGCACATTTGTTTATACTTATTATCGTATTGTATTATATCGTGACATCTTCTGCATACAGGTAATACATAACCATACTTAATAGAATTAAGCCTATTTCGACCTGCAAGTAATTCGTGAAGGTCTTGTCTAGGATTAGGGCAAAAATAGCACTTATCTAAATTAGTTGTAAATACTGAATACCTTCCCTTTTCTAATTTAGCTAGCTTTTTACTTTTAAATTTCATAGTACACCTCATTAAAATTATACCAATTTATTAAGAAATTATAAAGAAATTTACAAAAATGTTCAAAAAGTATTAATTTGTATTTGACAAAGTATTAAAAAAGTATTATAATAATACTGTAGTAAGAAAAGGAGAGGATAATATGAAAAAGTTAAATTACTACACAGCTATTGAAGAAATAACAAATGAGGAAGGAAAGAAATGCAGAATAAGAGTTAGTGCAGGAAGAGAAGATAATTTTACAAGTGAGTTTAAAACTATTGAGGAGGTAAAGAAAGCAATTAATAGAATTTATACAGCAAGACAAAGGAAAGACATTACTAGACACTATAAAGACGGAACTACAAGAAGAATAAGTCAAACCGAAATTAATGACATTAGATACATTATAAGAAAGCATTACGAAGAAATAGAAGAAATAGAAGTAACTGAACACCCAAGAACTTTCAACGAAGACAAAAAAGTAGAACAAGAAGAAACAAGCATATAAGAGGATAATATGAAAGTAAAGGAGTTAAGAAAACAATACAAGGGTTATGATATAGTTCTATTCGGTAGACCATTGAGTCAACCTACTATACCATTTACCCTTTTGCCGAAAGGCAAAGAGATAGATGAAATGGAAGTAGTAGAAACTAACATCATCAACAAAGAGTTTACTCAATTTGGTGTTAGCTTTAAAACTATGAAACCTATCAAACCTCAAAAGATGAAAGGAACTATTAACGTATATGTTAAATAAAATTTACACATAATTACGTAAAGAAGTTAAAAAAGTATTTATTTAATATTAAATTTGTTATATAATAATATCATAGAAAGGAGATAAACAATGAAAGAAGACAAGAATGTTTACATTCACGTACTTGTTAGTGACAAACTTAAAAAAGAACTATCAAAAGAAGCAGAAAAAAGACAGCTTTCACTAGCTAGTTATATTAGACAAATAATACTAGATAGAAAAAAGGTAGATTAATAAAAAAAGAAAAAGAAACTTAAGTAAGCTTCTGAAAACATTTTAACATAAGGAGAGAGAAAAATGAATACAAAGAAAAAAGTATTATTAATGATTATTATGGGGGTTGCTGGTGTAGGCATAATAAGTGATTTTATACAGTTGATGTTAGGAGCTACTTATACGTGGTTTGGAGTTATTACTTGCTTTATTAATATAGCTATAATCGGTAAAGGCTTAGATTATTTAAGAGGTTAATATGAGTTATAGAAGTACATACGAAAAAGCGATACATAAAAAAATACCTAAAGGATATGAGATACACCATATTGATATGAATAGAAATCATAACCATATTGATAACTTAGTAATGTTACCTAAAAAATTGCACCAAGATTATCATAGGACTTTAGAACATTTAACGCATTTTAATAGTATTGAAGTAAAAATGAAATCAGTAGTAGAAAGTGGTAACGGAACAAACGAAGCCATGTTAGAAGCTATTACCGAATTTGTTAATGTATGGAGTGAATGTAATAAATGGGTTGATTATAAATACTATATGTTAGGGTTAATTCCAAATATTCACGATGTTGAGGTAAACTACGATGGCACAAAGAAGAATGTTTAACAAGACGATAACTAACAACGATAACTTTTTAGAAATGCCAGATAGTTCTCAAAACTTATATTTTCATTTATCTATGAACGCCGATGATGACGGATTTGTTGATAATTGGAAATCAATTATAAGAATGACAGGACATAAGGAAGACGACTTAAAAATACTTATAGCTAAACAGTACATAATACCATTTGAAAGTGGAGTAATAGTTATTAGACATTGGAGGTTAAACAACTACTTACAAAAAGATAGAATAACACCTACAAACTACAAAGAAGAAAAGGCTTTATTATCAACTGATATGAACAATGTATACAACTTGGATACAAAATGTATACACAGTATAGATAAGAATAGTATAGATAAGAATAGTATAGATAAGAATAGTATAGATAAGAAGAGGTTTGTTAAACCCACTCTAGAGCAAATAAAAGAATATTGTTTAGAAAGAAATAATAACGTAGATAGTGAAAGGTTCTTTAACTACTACGAGGCTAATGGTTGGGTGCAAGGCAAAAGTCGTAAACCGATAAAAGATTGGAAAGCTTGTATAAGAACGTGGGAGCAAACTGAAAAGAAAAAAGATAACCCTAGTTGGTTTAATACTGAAGTTACTAAAGAAGAAATGACGGAAGAGGAACTAGAAGAATTAAGAAAGGAATTAAATATATGAAATTCAAAATAGAAAAAGATAATATACTTAATTGTTTCATTGTATGGGAAGTACATAATAACTATATGATAGATAGATTTCACGGATTAAAAAGGGAGTGTAAGAAGTGGCTAGAGTTTCAAATGGAATAAACGACCACGAAATGAGCAATCACGAATGGAAAATGTTTAACTACGAAAGAAAAAAAGAAAAGCTGTTCAATGATAATAGGTTTTATTGTAAATGTGGTCATACAGTTAATATAATGCCTACTAGAGAAAAGAAGATATGCTCATATTGTGGATATTTAGTATTTAGAGATAAAGAAATGCAAAAGAAATATGACATAGATATTCAAAATAGAGAAAACAAAATGAAGTTTAAAAAAGAATTGAGGAAAATGTTAAGTGATAGAACTTGATGAAGATGATATTAAACTATTACGAGAAGTAGAACAAGCTAATAGTACTGATTATGGAATTGTAGAAATAAAGGGTAAAAAATATATTAATAGTGATGATTTATTAGTTTGTTTAGAAGAAACGCAAGATTATAGAGAATATGCAGAAGAAAAAGTAAAAGAATTATGTAACTCAATAGAGGAGGATTAATTATGAATTTATATGAAATAGATAAAAATATTAAAGATGTAATTGATAGAGGATATTCTTTTAATGAAGAAACTGGAGAAATATTATTTGAAACTGAAGACTTAAAGAATTTAGAAATGGCTTTGACTGATAAAATCAATAATATAGTTGGATATATTAAAGATTTAGAAATAGAAACTAAAGCATTAGAAGAAGTAGCTCAAGATTACGAAAATAGAGCAACAAGCAAAAAGAAAAAAGCCGAAAGATTAAAAGAATATTTAGATAGCTATTTAAAAGCTAATAATATGTATGATAAACAAGAATATAAAAATGGAGTTGTATCATATAGAAGTAGCAAAAGTCTACAAATAGATAATGACGTAGATTTAGAAAACTTTTTAAAAGGCAATGACGAATATTCAAAATATTTAAAAGAGAAAGTTACAACGTCATTTGATAAAAAGGGGATAACTGAAGAATTGAAAAATGGAAACGAAATACCATTTTGTCAAATAATAGAAAAACAAAACTTACAAATAAAATAGGAGGAACTATGGAACTAGAGGAAATTAAAAAATTAAAATTGCTTGAAAAGATGATGATGATTACTAGCGAGGTAGAGAAAGTACAAAAGAACTTACAAGTAGGAACAGGTAAAACATCATATAAAGCAGTAGCTGAAGAAGATATATTAGAAGCTATTAAAAAACTTGAAGCAAAATATAGAGTTTATTCATATCCTATTAATAGAGAATTAATAGAAAGTGAAAAACAAAAGAAGATAGTGTTAGACTATGACGGAAATGAAAAAGAGATTATAACTTATTATGCTAAATTAAGAACAACATATAGATTTTGCAACGTAGATAATATTGAAGAGTTTATTGAGACTATATCATATAGTGAAGCTATAGATACT